AGAACGCCCCACAGGCCGCCATAACGCTAAACATGGGTACCCGTGCAGGTTCGGCGCGAAACCCGAAGATAGTGCAGGGGGTAAACTCCCCGCTGCCCGTCTGGTGGTCATATAGGAATTCGTTGCGGATGTACGCCGGGGTGTACGGCGTGTCTACCATAAAGGTCACAGTAGTCCCTCTCGGTTGAGTTGTGCGAGGGTTCGCGTTATGCCTTCGAGGTGCAACAGGCGCACATAGTCCCGGTCAAGGTCGGTATGCGCCCTACGGTCGATAGCATCGTGGCACGCGCTACAGGCCCATGCGCCAAGGATGTCGGGTGACTTCATGCCTATGCCGGATACCCCGGCAAGCCGGTAGTGCGCCAGCACGGTTGTCTCGGAGTTGTGGTTGCAGACCTCGGGGATACGCACCATGCAGCCTCGCCCTCGGGCTTCTTTACGCAGGTTCATGCGTAGTGGCTCGGGGTCAATTCAGGTTTGTAGGTCGGCATCTCTTGTTCAGATGTTTGTTGCCGTGTACGGAAAAACCCGTCATGTTCGGGATAAGCCCGCATAAATCGACGCGAATAAAAAGCCCGATAGTTGTTGTTCAATTTAAACGAAGTAATGCCGTCGCCGCCAACGCTATCTTTTTCCCATCGGATGCGTTCAAAAATTGCGTTGACGGAATAATTTTTATATCCGCGCTTAATCATTTCAAATGTAAACTGGACAAACATATCCCACACCTCGGGGTGTTTCTTGTGGAACTCCGTCACCTGAAAGCGCATTTCGTCTGTCCTATTCATACGACGGCTCCGGTATAACGATGCCCATATCAAGGCACTTGGTTTCAAGGAACAGCAAGTAATCGCTGAACTCTTGTTTGTCGAGCGCAGAGGAACGCTTGAGCGGTCGCAGGCGCTTCCTGCCAAACCCTTCCAGCGTCTCCCATCCAAAACACTCGCCCAGAAAGTAATCGTGCAGGTCATCGCGTGTCCATCCTCGCAACGCTTCGCCACCGCCCTCAAGGATGGACGGGTACACCACGCCCCACAGGAACTTGTTTTGTTGGTTGGTGCGCGGCTTCTTCCATTCCGTAACCTCGACCGCCCATGTTTTAAGCGGGTCAAGGTTGGACACCATCCGCGCCACGACAGATGCCATAGCGTCCGGTCTAGTGCCTCGCGGGAAGATGCGTTTCATCGCTCGGATGCCCTCACGCGCGCGGCCCATTGTTTCCATTCGTGGGCGTATTCGACATTCTGATACTCGTCAAACCACGGGCCACCCTCGGTGAAGTGTACGCAGGTCGGGTCAGGAACTTGCGCTCGGGTGTGCCAGCCCTCCAGATAGTTGTAGGTCGTCGGAAGTTCGCCAATGTGCTTGTCGCCTGCCCACATAAAGCGGTGCAGGTACATCCCGGTTTCGCCGTTGATGATTTCAGGCGTCAGCCCGTGCGTCATCGGGTGGTCGCAGTTGAAATACATGAACGACGACCAGTTCTTGCGCGGGTACTGACGCTGCGCCTGCCCGTCCATCTTGGTGAGGGAGGTCGGCTTGTAGTCGTGCTTGACGACCCACACGGCGACATCAGGGTTGTTGTATTCGAGGAGCGGCTTCAGGTCTTTGCGAACAAGGAAGTCGCAGTCCATGAACAACGCCCGACCCTTGAAGTTCATCAGGGCGGGGACGAGGAACCGCGAGAACGAAAACTCCGTAGATGAGAACGGGTCGGGGTCGCGCCAATACAGCCCCATCTCCCGCAGGTCATCCAGTCGGAGCGCCACCACCTCGGCGTCCGTGTGCGCCAGAATCGACGCACGACAGACCTCGTAGGCGATGTCCTCGCGGCTGTCATAGCCGATGAAGATTTTGAGTTTCAAAACGGCAAATCCTCGTCGTCGTTGAACTTCTCGGGGTTCTTCTCGGCCATCGTCTTGGGGCGCGCGGCCTGCTTCGGCTCGAACTTCAGCGACATGAAGGCATCGCCCGTCTTTTGGCTGCGCTTAATCCACGCGCTGATGTTGAGGTCGATGTTGTCGATGACGGCAGAACCACGGTAGTTAGGCGCTTTTTCGTTGCCCTTCTGGTCGTTCTTGAACAGAACGCCACGGTTATTGTTGTCGTACTGCTTGTTCACAGGGTCACCTTTTCCAGTTTGTTGAGTTTGTCGTCCAACTCGCGCAGGAAGGCGGTCACCTCCTGCTCAAGCATCTTGATGTAATCGTCATCACGCGGGACGCGCACGACCAGCAGTTGCAGGCGCTCGGGCAGGCGCACGTCGTAGGATACGAAATCGCACCACGGCTTACCGGCACACGCCATCTGCCATTGCATCTGCGTCACATACTTCTGCGGCGGTTTGCCGTCGAAGATGTATTCCAGATGGGTCGCGGTGTTCGGGCATTTGATTTCCACCAGCCCATCCTCGGCCAACCCATCAGGGCTGGCACCAGACATCGCAACGGTCGGGTGGTCGATGAAGCCGACATCCTCGACCAGTATCCCGGTCTTGGCGGCGTAGGCGGCTTTGGCGTTCGGCTCCTGCTCCGTCCCCCATTCCATCGCGGCGTTGGTGAACGAGGATGCCTTCTGACCCGTCAGGCGCTCGACCACAAGGTCAGCCATGTAGTTAGCGCGACCTGCGCCATAGCCGGTCTTGGTCTTGGCGATGACATCAGCCACACGCGAGGCTGTGACCTTGCCAAGCCTTGCCGCAAACCAATCGTCTGTACGCTGTTCCATTAGGCTAGTTCCTTCTTGCGTGCGCTAAACGCATCCATGTGCGCTGCGCGGATGGCGGGGTCAAGTGATTTGAAGAGGGCGACGAGCGCAGCAGCGTCAGCCGCCGACGCAATCTGCGCCAGCACCTCGGGGTTGGGTTCGGCCTTTTCCGACTCGGGCAAGTCCTCACCCGCGTAGATGTAAAGGCCGAGGCCGTGCATCGCAATCGCCTTTGCCAAGCACCGCATGATGGCGGTGTTCACGGCGAACGCGTCGGGGTCGACGATGGCTCTGTTTCTGTTATCCATGACGGGCAGGATGCAGGTCTTGATGTCGCCCTTGATTTCGACGCTGACCTTGACCATCGCCGTGCCGTTACGCAGGCACATGACCGGGCTGTTGTCCCACTCGTGCGCCGTCCAACGCGCGCCGGGGTCAATCTTCAGCACCTCGGCCCACGCCCATGCCCATGACAGGTAGGTGAGGTTGCCCTTACGCTCGGTGTGGCCGTTGACGTTAATTTTCAGAAGTTCCGACATTTCTTGCTCTCCTCAATCATCTGTTTGAGTTCGCGCCGAAGTTCGTTGTGGCGGTCGATGTCTGCCTGCGTCCAAGTAAGGATGACCGGCTCGGTGTAGTACCGGCGTTCCTCACACTCGCGTTGCTGTTGCCAGTCGTCCATCAGAAAGTCCTCACAGCAAGCCACGCGAGAGCAAAAAACATGACGAACGAGAACAGGTACAGGCCAATGGTTTTCATTCGGTCACCTTTATTAGTAAATGCGCCAGCGATTGCTCGACCGTGGCGTATTCCTCGGCGCAAAGCGCCAGCCGCCAAAACATATATGCGTCAACCGTGTCGTCTGCAATTTCCTGCACCAGCGCACAGTCGGCAGGGCTGCGGGTCTGAACCATCCGCGCCCATGCGGCACGGAGGGTCTTGTCGGTGATGCGGCACTCAAGGCCAGCAAGTTCTTCCCAGATGTTCACAGGCTTTCCTCCCACGACCGTTGGCGGTCGAGTCGGTCTTCTGCGGCCCACTCGCGGCTCACCTCGTCGGCGTGTTTTTCAAACTCGTCAGCAAGTTTGTCATCCCACACTTCAACGGGGGACGGCAGGTTGTGCCATGTGCCATCATTGAGGGCGATAGAGACGATGCGCTGGTCGTGGCATTCGCCTTCCGATACACCGGCCTCGACCATGCAGGTCAAGCCGTCAGCGAAGTTGTATTCAAGAATGTAGGTGGACATATCTGTTGCTCCTGTCTGTGGAATGGTCAAACGGCTTCGCTGTCTACGCTCGTCAAGGTTTCCGCATACCATGCGGTCGCAGTCTTTACGAAGTCTGCTTTGCCGTACTGACGAATTTCGGCCTTGACACAATGCCGCACGGCGTTTTCGACGGTGTTGTTGAGCGGTGAAACGCGGCTGTGACGCAAGTCCGACATACGCTCGTTAACCTTGTCAGCGAAATGCCGACCGTGGCGGCTGTCGAGCCACACCACGATGGCCTCGGGATTGCAGCGCGTGGCGTTGTAGAACTCGCTGATGGCAGCGGCCCACGCCCGACGCTTGTTGGTGCGGATGGTTCCGTAGAACCCGAACTTGGCGTTCTGCGTGGCGGGGAGAGAAATCGTGATGGTCGCGGTCATGTCGTTACTCCTGTCTGTGGATTGATTCGACACGTATAGGTTAACACAAGTTTACCCCCTGTCAACACCCCCCTTGAATTATTTTTCACCCTCGTTAACCTCCCCGGTATGGACATCCAAGCCGCCCTTGCCGTTGCAGGCTCCAAAGCCGCCCTCGCCCGTAAACTCGGGGTTAGCCGTCCGGCTGTTAGCAGGTGGGTCAAGGCAGGCAAACTGCCTGCTATGCGGGTCTGGCAATGGAAGGCTCTGGAAGCCTTGCCCCCGCAGATTGCAGCCGATTCTACGGCCACCCCGCTACCTACCCCTGCCCTGCATCACGAGCCGCTGTAATCGCGCCCACGGCGTTCTGTGGGAAAAAATCCCACGGTGTTTTTTCCCATTTGCGGCTTCTGCGGCTTTTTCCTGAAAGCACCGTTAGCGCGTGCGCGCGCGTATACGGGGGGACTAGGTAAAAGACGCAAAAGACGCAGAAGCCCCCAGAAACGACAAACCCCCGCACTTGGCGGGGGCTTGACGGGCCGGGGGGAATGGCCTTACGCTTGAGATGCTGTTCTCGCGTGATGGTTAATTTACATGGCTGTTCTAGCCCTGTCAAACACCCCACCACGCGACCCCTTGATACGGGCATCTGTCACCGGCGGGGTGGGTGCAATCCCCACATGATGTTCAATCATCGACCAGACACCGGATACCACGGTCTGGCGGGTCTAACAACCGCGTCCATACGGGCATAGGTTGGACTCTCTTGGCTCCCAATGTTCTTGGGGGTTAGGGGGGTCCTTTCCCGGTCCTCCGAGCATGGGTCTTACGAAACAATCCTACAGAGTTAAATCTTAAATCCTAGAAGCCTAAACTAAAGTTGTTGCATTAACCTCCGTGAACAGTTACGCTTGTGCCGTACCTAACCACAGAGAGGTTTTTATGCACGAACTAGACGAAGCCGCATGGGAGCGATGGGTTGCCTACCGCAAGGCCATACGCAAGCCCATCAAGGAAGTCAGCGAACACGCGATGAAACTTAAACTGTCGCGGTTTGGCGCTGACCAAGATGCCGTGGTCGAGCAGTCCATTGCTAACCAGTATCAGGGGCTGTTCGAGTTGAAGAAGGCCGCACCCCGCCCCGGCGAGAAAGTCGAGAAGACCGATAAGCAGAAAGCCGCAGATGTCGCCCGTCACGCTGAACAGGACGACTGGAACGCAAGGGCTTGGGGCAAGTTAGAGCCGACCCCGCTAAACCGGCTCAAGTTGTGTGAGGCATATCTTGCTCGACTAACCATCAGCCCTGATGCGGATGCGATGGAGCGTCTGCGGGATTCGACCGCCGCCGCGTTGCGGTCAGCCGATGCAGCCGAGGTGTTGGGTCACCCGCACTTGATGTCGATGGTTCGCCAACTCTTTGGTGAGCGTGGTCTTAATCGTTTGAAGGCGCGAGAGGTGCAATCGTGAAGTTAACAATCAACGATATGTGGGATGCGTTGAAGGCGTACCAAGTACAGGCAAACGCCGACGGGCATGGCAAGTCGTGGCAGACAGCGTGCCAAACAAAAACCGTAGCCGACATGGACGCTGCAATCGAGGATTCGAGTGAACGGATGCAGGAAGCCGACCCCGATTACGAGTTGTTTGGTGGTCGCCCGAACGACGATTACGAGCGGATGTATACCGCAGGCGAGGCGATGATTAACGCGGTAGATGTGATGCAGTCGGATGTTTCGCAGCAGGAAAACATCACGATGGCGATTCGACTCATCGAAAAGGCGCAGGAAATAGGAACATGAGCATTAACGCCATGCTGTGGGCGCGGGAGGTGAAGCCGTGACCGACAACATCACCCTGCCCCGCGCTGTGGCTTTTGAGATGCTAGAGGCGTCGATTTGCGGCGAACACATCGGCAATTTCTACGCCGCCCTCTACGCCGCGCTCGCGGCTCCGGAGCCGGAGCCAACCGTCAAGGAATCCTTGACTGTTGACGCCAAGCGGGAGCCTGCGACGAGGGAGCAAATTGCGGAGGCGTACATAAAACCTGACATCGACGGACGATGGCGGGACTTTGAGTTAGGCTTCCGCGCCGCCGAGAAGTTTTACGGAATTACGAAGGAGGACACATGACACGCGAGGACATCATCCGCATGGCGCGGGAGGCGGGATTCCCTGACTACGCTATGGGGCTAGCAAGCGAAGACGCTTGGCAGAAAACTGAACTCTTCGCCGCCCTCGTCGCCGCAGCCGAGCGGGAGGCGTGTGCGAAGATTGCCGACAGCCAGATAAACAACACCGCCATCTTGTTGGTCAACCCCGGCAAATCTGCCGCAGCATGGGACATCGCTAACGCCATCCGTGCGAGGGGGAGCAAATGACCCGCACTTGTAAGCAATGCGGTCAGAAGTTCTTCGGCGCGTCGAGCATCCTCCAGCATCGCAGCGGCGCGTGCGGTGGCGAGGAACTGCTAAAATCTCGCGGCTGGGTCAAGACCCGCGCAGGTTGGGTATCACCACAACGCGCCATGTTCGACGCAAAACGCCGTGGAGTTTGAGCGGCTGATGAAAAACCGGGATGCGCCGCATATTGATTACGGCGCGTTTCTTGGGTTGCTGCCGAACAACCCTAAAGCCTGTCCCTGCAACATCGACGGCATTATCGAGAGGAGGGGAAAATTCCTTGTGCTTGAATGGAAGCGCGAGGGTGAAAGGATGTCCGAAGGGCTGCGCCGCACCTTGCAGGCACTTGCCGGTACTCCGGGGTTTCAGGTGTGGGTGGTGCGCGGCGACACGGACAACGGGTTGCACATCAACAGTTTTTACTTTATCCCGCCATTCGGCAAACCCATCATGCTCGGCGAGGGCGTGGACGAATTTATCACGGCGTATCGGCTTTGGTACGAGTACGCCGACGGGCAACCTTGATGCGCTACGCCGCACGCCGGGATGCTAACGATGCCGCCATCACCGCAACCGTGAGAGCGGCGGGGTTTACGGTGTACGACCTTGGGCTGGCAGGGCAGGGAGTACCGGACAAACTGGTCACCGCCCCCGGCTTCGCAGCGTTCCTCGAAATCAAGACCCCAACGGGCAAACTGCGAAGGGGTCAGGAACGCTTCCAGATGGCGTTTGAGCCGCTAGGCCAATGGTATCTGGCCCGTGACCCTGCCGAAACGGTTGCGTGGCTTCAGACGCGGCTGACGACGACCCAGAAGCCTTGACCCATGAGTTGATGGTGCTGGAGGTGGTGGATGTGGAACCGCTCACAGAGCCGGGGGAGCCACCACCGCGCAGGCTCTTGGATAAGGTGGGCGTTCCTGCCGTCGCTTAACACCTTAACCGCCGCCCCCGTGTGGACGCTGAAGAAGCCCAATTTCGGCATGATATGGGCGAGGTCATTTAGCACAGCGTCGAGCCGGTCAGGTTCGATGTGTTCCAGCACATCAATGCAGGCTACAAGGTCGGCCTCTTGTGGGTCGCCATATTCTGGAAAGGCGGGGTCATAGGGTCGGTAATCAATCGAGATACCCGCAGGCTCAAGGGCGCGTTGCAGGTTCTTCTTGCCAGCACCGTAATCGGACAACGACTTGATGCCGTTATCCACGATTAACTTTGCAACGATGGGCGCAAAGGCGATGGAAGCCACCCCGTAATTAGGGTTGGTGTGGAGTTCGACCTGCTGTGCGCGGTAGGCTTCGGAGATGGTAGTCATGCTTGCATCCTTCCCTGTGGGGGTCTAGCATTATCGTACCATAGGGGAGAGTCATGGCTGCTCACGAAAAAACTGCTGCGCTTTTTGTCGGAACCATGTTCCACAGCGCGACTATCACGCACCTTCAGCACCTCGCCACCAAGTCCTTCGCGCAGCACATGGCGCTTGCGGAATACTATGAGGCCATTCCCGGTCTTGTGGATAAATACGCAGAAGCCTATCAGGGTAGGTATTCAATCATCACGGGTTACGATGTCGAGTTCCACAAGAACAGCAACCCGAAGGCGTATGTGAAGGGGCTGCTGACCTTCCTCGACGAAATCAAAGGCTCACTCCCGAAGGACAGCGACCTTGTTAACCTGTTCGATGCCGTGGTTGATGCGGTGACGAGCCTTAAATACAAACTCGAAAACCTCGAATAATGGCGAAGAAAGCGGAACCGTCACGGGTTGATGCGGCACGGTAAACAGAAGTAAACTGTCGTAATGGAACTTGAGAACATTGCGGTAAGTGAGTTAGTCCCGTTTGCGAAAAACAGCCGAACGCATGACGATGCTCAAGTAGCGCAGATTGCCGCAAGCATCCGCGAGTTTGGTTTTACCAACCCCGTCCTCGTAGACGAGGTTAACGGCATCATTGCCGGACACGGGCGCGTCATGGCTGCTCGTAAACTGAAATTAACCGAAGTTCCCTGTATTCGGCTATCGCATCTATCTGAATCCCAGAAGCGTGCATATATCATTGCCGATAATAAACTTGCGTTAAACGCCGGTTGGGACAATGCCATGCTTAAACTGGAGTTGGCTGACCTCAAAGCATTGGACTTTGACCTAGACCTAACGGGTTTCAATACGGACGAAATAGACGCCCTATTAGCCGATGAAGGCACCGAAGGGCTAACTGACCCAGACGATACGCCAGAACCGCCCGTAGAGCCTGTCACGCGCTTGGGCGATGTATGGATATGCGGTCAGCATCGGGTGATGTGCGGCAGTAGTCTTGACCAAACCCAAGTAGAACTTTTGTGCGCGGAACAACGGGTGGATATGCTGTTAACCGACCCACCTTACAATGTGGCGTATGAAGGTGGAACGGGCTTAAAAATTCAAAACGATGATATGGGCGATGCGGAATTTAGAATTTTTTTGCGGGACGCTTTTGTTTCGGCTGACACGGTAATGAAGCCGGGTGCCGTGTTTTACATTTGGCACGCTGATAAAGAAGGGCTAAATTTCCGATTGGCTTGCCAAGATGCGGGATGGAAAGACCGGCAATTGTTAATTTGGAAAAAAAGTTCCCTAGTGATGGGGAGGTGGGATTATCAAGCCAAACACGAATCGTGTTTATATGGCTGGAAAGATGGTGCAGGACACCTATGGGCGTCTGACCGCAAACAAACCACTATTCTTGAATTTGACAAACCTTCTCGAAACGGCGAACACCCCACAATGAAGCCTGTTGCGTTGTTTGAGTATCAAATGCTCAACAACACGAAAGGCGGCGATATTGTGTTGGATTCTTTTGGGGGCAGCGGCACAACCCTAATCGCAGCCGAAAAGAATGGTCGTATAGCCCGCATCATGGAGTTAGACCCCAAGTATGTGGATGTCATCGTTAAACGCTGGGAAGACTTTACCGGCCAAAAGGCCGTGCTTGAGTCCACAGGCGAACCCTTTAAGGCCGCAGCATGAGCAACCATCGCAAAAAACAAACCATCAGCAAGCGCACGGGCCAGCCAAAGCAAGGGCATCAAGGGGAGGGTGGCGGTCGCCCCCGGTTTGAGATTGACTACGAGGCGGTCAAGAAGTTGGCGGGTATTCAATGCACCCAGAGCGAGATTGCCGCGTGGCTTGGTTGCAGCGTGGATACGCTACTCCGCGATGAGAAGTTTTGCGAAATCTATAAAAGCGGTGTGGAGAACGGGAAGATGTCCCTGCGGCGGCACCAATGGCGTGCGCTTGAAGATGGCAACACAACTATGTTGGTGTGGCTTGGCAAGCAGTACCTTGGACAACGCGATAAAAACGAGTTAACTGGCGCTGACGGCAAAGACCTGACGATTACATGGCTGCCTCCGCAGTAACTATCCCGTATGCCCCTCGTCGGGTGTTCATGCCGTTCCATGAGCGAACGAAGCGGTGGGCTTGCCTTGTGGCTCATCGTCGCGCTGGCAAAACAGTAGCGGCGGTTAACGACATTGTGCGTGCTGCCGTTTTTTCTAAAAGCCAGAACCCTTTGTATGCGTACATTGCGCCGTATAGGTCGCAGGCCAAAGCCGTAGCGTGGGACTATTTTAAGTATTACGCTCGACCTGTAACGCAGGAAATTAACGAGTCTGAACTTGTTTTGGAGTTAATCAACGGCGCAAAAATACGACTGTTTGGCGCGGATAACGCAGATGCTATGCGCGGTCTTGGTTTTGACGGTGTTTACATGGATGAATATGGCGACTTCAAACCTTCGGTGTTTGGAAGCGTAATTCGCCCCGCTATGTCAGACAAAGGCGCATGGGGCGTTATGGCCGGTACGCCGAAGGGGCGCAACCAGTTCTGGGACATTTACGAGACGGCACGGCGCATCCCAGACGAGTGGTTTGTCCTGCGCCTGCCTGCCAGCGAATCAGGCCTGCTGCCCCAGAGCGAACTTAACGCGGCAAAGGCGCAGTTGTCCGACGACCAGTATCTCCAAGAGTACGAGTGCAGTTTCGAAGCAGCCATTATCGGTGCGTTTTTTGGCACAGAGATGCGACTGGCAGAGCCGCGTATTAACGAGCGTGTAGTCTTTACGGAGGGGTATCCGGTACACACCGCATGGGACTTGGGCTACCGCGACGACA